TACCCGTTAAGTCAGTAACTTGAAGTTCAATTTCAGTTGATGATCTGTTCCAGTATATTATGTTACCTTCAAAGTTCAATGTGCCTGATGTAGGTGCTGATCCATCTGAGGCAAACATAGCAGTGGCTAAGTCCTGTGAAATCTGTGCGTAGATACGTGATTCCAAGTTGTTTAGGAACTTGTTTAGGTTAGTGTCTTCCGCTTCACGCTTCTGTTTTTCTAATCCTGCTTCGATCTTGTCCTTGATCTCTTGCTTACGTGAATGCTCTTGGTTTTCTATTGTTAAGACGTGTGCGGAGTAACCGTTGCCGTTGAAACTCGGACTCTTAAATGTAAAATCTAGAGGTTCGGCTGTTACTGTTGTTACAAGGAATACAAGAAATACTGCTAGGTATTTCATAGTCTGTCTGCTCCACTATTTATACTGTTATTTAATGGTAACTAACTATGAAATTATATGGTATTATTGTTATTGTTATTGTTGTTTTTGTGCGTTGATGCGACTTTCTATTTCAGCGTAAAAGGTGTCAACTTCTCCACCAAACTTGCCACGGAGATGTTCTATGCACTGTAGGCAGTAGTCATACTGCTGGGTGTGATATCCATGTAGGAATTCATTGTGTAGTTTAACCCAACCATCAAGTGATGGTAGGTCAGCTAACCCAATTTTATTAGCAGGAATTAAACAAAAAACTTCTAAACTGACACCATCTTTTTCTACAGTTTCTAAATCTAAAACTGTATACTTTTCACGAAGCATTTCTGCGTTTTCTCTACCAAATATAATTTCCATTATCTTTTTTCCGTAATTCCTGCTTGTTTTAGAACATACTGCACTGCCTGTGCTTGACTCACACAGTCTTCTAAGGCATTATGCAAGCCAGCTTTGTTTTTTTCTCTTGGGTCACCGTGTGTGCTTAATAAGGTACGACTATCACGGATCTGCCAAAACTGCCACGGGCAGGGTTTTTCTAATTGTCTATATAGGTTTTCTAATATAACAATGTCAAACACAGGACCTTGAGCCCAAATATTGTTTGCACCTACTATAAATCTATTTAATTCTTGTGTAAATTGTTCTAGGCTAATGCGATCACCATCACCTAGGGCTTCTTCACGGACATCTTCTGCCTGACGACTCCACCATTCTACAGTGTTATCATCTACATGACGCCCTAGTTGAATTTGTTCATCTACATTAATACGAAAATATATGCCTTTTTCTATATCTTCTTGACCGTAAGGATTAAACTTACAGGCACCAAAGGTTAGAATAGTGGCATCTGGGCGAGTGCTCAGTGTTTCCAAATCTAACATTATATCCATAAATTATTTGCTTTCCGCTTCTGCTACTCGTTTACGTAAACTGCTTGAACTAAATGAATGATCTCTACCATTATAAATTAATTCAATGCCTCGTTTGTTACAAATATCTTTACCAGTAAAGTCTCTATTTTCATACTCTATACCTAATATTCTAACATCAATTGGCATAGAAAGCAAGATATCTTCCAAATCTTTTTCCGTTTGGTAAACTACGATTTCGTCTACATAACGTGTGGCTTGTAGTTGTATTTGGCGTTCAACTATTGATTGAACTGGTGCATTTTTATTAGTACGGTCTAGGGTAGGATCTGTTTGTAGACCAGCAATTAGATAATCACAATGATTTTTGGCTTCTGATAACATGGCAATATGACCTGCGTGTAACAGATCAAATGTTGAAAATGTTATGCCAATTTTTAAACCTTGTTTCTTAAGTTCTTTTATCTTATTGAATATCATTCCGCTGGTTCTAATTTGATCGACAATGGAAATCCTTCAGTTCTGGCCAAGTGTGTGACTTCAACGCCACGCTGTTCGGCAATTTCATATGGTAATGTTGCCACAATAGCCTGACCTTCTTCATGAATTTTCAATGTCAGCTCTTTGGCTGTTTCATCTGTGTGAAAAAAGAAATCAACAAGTGTCAGGATAACAAAGTCAACTGTGGTAACATCATCATTGAAATAGATGACATGGAACATTGGGGGTTCTTTAAGTCCAAGATTGGGGCTTGATTTTATTTTAGTGACTTCTTTTCCCACTATTAATTCCTTTTCTGTTATTAATGACATTGAAATTCAGTTTTTATCTTAGTAACGGGGTAACAGATTCTGTCACCCCTATACTATTAATTATACTATTTTTCAAAAGTAATAGCAATCTTTTTCGGCTTAGCTGATTCAGGAACAATGTGTTCAAGAGTCACTGCTAGGATGCCATTTTTTACACTGGCGCCTTTAACTTCTACATTTTCTGCCAGAGCAAAAGTTCTTAAGAAGTTGCGATTAGCAATACCTTGATGTAGGTATTCTGGTGCTTCTTCTTCTTTAAATTGCTTTTCACCTTTAACAATCAATTCGCCGTCCTTGACTTCTACGTCTAGTTCCGACTCTTCAAAGCCAGAAACCGCTACTTCAATGACGTAGGTGTTTTCACCACTTTTGATAATATTATATGGTGGGTAATTAGTACCGTTTAGAGTACTAGCTGTGCGAGTTAGTTCGTCAAACATACGATCAAACCCCACGGCAAATCTACTGATAGTTGGAATATCCAACGAATTTAAATATACTTGTTTCATTTGTTTTCTCCTTAATTTAAGCAAGATTATTTTGATGACCCTTTATCGGCATCATCTTTAACTTCAGTAAAGTCAGCATCTACTACATCATCTGCCTTTTCTGAATTGGTTGAAGCACCAGGTTCAACTGTTGAAGCTGATTCTGACGCTTGTTTGGCATTCCATAATGGCATGCAAGGTTCATTTAGTGCCGTGATGGCATCTAAAACTTTGCCTGCATCCTCTGGATCATTGGTTTTGACTGCTTCTTCAAGATTTTTAATTGCTTCTTCGATCTTGGTTTTTTCTGTGTCAGTGATCTTACTGCCGTGTTCCTCTAAGGCTTTCTTAATGCCATGAAGTTGCATATCAGCTGAATTTTTATTTTCAACTAATGCTTTCATTTTCTTATCTGCCTCTGCATTGGCTTCTGCATCTCTGACCATTTTTTCAATTTCTTCTTCACTCAGACCTGAGTTGGCTTTAATGGTGATCTTGTTTTCTTTACCTGTGTTTTTGTCTTTGGCACTTACTTTTAAAATACCATTGGCATCAACATCAAGTGTCACTTCAATCGCTGGCATGCCACGTGGTTGTGGATCAATACCTTCTAGATTGAATTCACCCAGTTTCTTGTTGTCCTTGACGAACTCACGCTCGCCTTGGAACACAGCGATGGTCACTGCTGGTTGATTGTCGTCCGCAGTTGAAAATACCTGACTTGCCTTGGTTGGAATTGTTGTGTTTTTCTTAATCAGTTTTGTAAACACTCCACCAACTGTTTCAATACCTAAGCTCAATGGACTAACGTCCAATAATAGAACGTCAGTCTTGTCACCGGCTAACACAGCACCTTGGATGGCCGCACCAACTGCCACTGCTTCGTCTGGGTTGACATCTTTGCGTGGTGCTTTGCCAAATAGTTTTTCAACTTCTGCTTGTACCTTGGGCATGCGTGTCTGTCCACCAACTAGGATGACCTCGTTGATGTCGTTGGTATTCACACCAGCATCTTTAAGTGCTACCTTGCAAGGTTCAATTGAACGAGCAATTAGATCTTCTACTAGGCTTTCAAATTTGGCACGAGTGATTTTTACATTCAAGTGCTTAGGTCCACTAGCATCAGCAGTGATGTATGGCAAGTTAACATCTGTTTGGCTGTTGCTTGACAATTCAATCTTTGCTTTTTCTGCGGCTTCTTTCAAACGCTGTAGAGCTAACACATCTTTACTTAGATCAACGCCGCTTTCTTTAGTAAACTCATCAATGATGTAATCCATGATGCGTTGGTCGAAGTCCTCACCGCCCAAGAATGTGTCACCGTTCGTGGCCAATACCTCAAATTGTTGTTCGCCATCAATGTTGGCTATCTCAATAATTGACACATCAAATGTACCACCACCTAGGTCATACACAGCAACTTTCTTATCTTTCTTATCACCTTTGTCAACACCATAAGCCAAGGCGGCCGCAGTTGGTTCATTGATGATACGTAGAACTTCTAAGCCGGCAATCTTACCTGCATCCTTGGTTGCCTGGCGTTGTGCATCATTGAAGTAAGCAGGTACAGTGATAACTGCTTGTGTTACTTCTGCACCAAGATAGTCTTCAGCAGTTTTTTTCATTTTCTTTAGGACTTCTGCTGAAATTTGTGGGGGTGCTAGATCTTTGTCATCAATTTTAACCCATGCGTCACCATTGGTGTTCTCCACGATGGTGTAGGGCATTAGGTCAATATCCTTTTGTACTTCTTTTTCTTTAAACTTACGTCCAATTAAACGTTTGGCCGCATAGATTGTTTTCTTTGGGTTAGTGACTGCTTGTCGTTTAGCACTTGCACCAACTAGGATTTCATCACCATAGGAAACAATACTAGGTGTAGTACGAGCACCTTCAGAGTTTTCAATTACTTTTGGTTTGTTATTTTCAAGAATGGCCACACAACTATTTGTGGTGCCAAGGTCGATACCGATGATCTTAGACATGTTAGTTTCTCCTTTATTAAGCAAGATCTAAATTTATAGAACCCTTAAGGCATTCTATAAAATTATTTATCAATTACATAAATTATAATATACTAATATAATTATGTCAAGTTAACAGCGTACCTTTTTAAAATTGATTCCGCTAAAATTTGTTCAAAATTTTCTGACATGGTCGTGAAGTGTCCTACCAGTACATACCTGTTCATATTGTCCCGATTGATCACGGCGTGAACGAAGTTTTCTTGGTTAAGCAGATACAAATTACCCAAGGTAACATCAACCGTACCATACGGGTATATTTTTAATTCGCTACCCGGATTATCAGTCAACGGTAACCAAAAATAATTTAACGGGGTGGGATTTAATCCAATATCTCTATGTGGTCGTAGATATCCGTTTTCACCAAACATGCTCAATACGCAATAATTTACATCTATTCCGATGGATTTTAGATGGAATTTGATTTGCTCCGATGATCCCACCGCTGTAACACCACTAACAGGTTTGGCTTTCTTTTGATAGTATATATCTTCTAATAATGTGCTTTCAAAATCTTCTGCCCATAATAATTTAATTTTCCAATTATCATACCTAGGATAGTCTTCATGGGGATAGCTCTTTCTTACCATGTTGTCTAATTCTATGGATTTGGCTAGTTCTAAAAGTTTTTCTGTGTCTATACCTAAGGGTAGTTCAACAAACGGAACGGGCGTTGTTAGTAAGTTGTCCGGAATACTAAATTTGGTTTTAAATCCAGGAAAGACATTGGCAAAGAAACTATTCAATAATGGATCCAAGTGGATACCTCTCATAACTAAATTCGTTCATCTTTTTACACCAAAACTCCCATGCGGGGCTGTTGACTATAATTTTTATCTGCCCTGGAGATTTTAATTCTGTGTGTTGTAGATCATTGATGGTCGTACACAAGAATGTGACCAGTCCAAATCTGATGCCATCAATGACAATGTCTTCTAACTTCACAGAGGAAGATAACTCTTTAACATCGATTAATATTTCATTAATCTCTTTCAATTCTGAGTCAACCGTGATTATCAGATTGCCTTCAGAATTTTGGCTTGTGTGATAAGGAATCTTGTGACCATTTATCACAATGTCTGATTTTGATCCCTGAGAAGATTCTAATATTAATTTAATCGTTGACATAAATTACCTATCAATATAATATACTATAAATAGAAGTAGAAGTCAAGCCATGGCCAATATAATTTTATTTACAGATCGTACGCCGTTAACAAGAGAATTTGATGGTGTTAACCAACACTTAGAAAGGTACTCTAGGCCAGCTGGAGCATACAAAATTGCCAGCACCCTTAGAAAACAAGGCTATAGTGTCTTGGTTGTACCAAATTGTCTCAGATTAACCTACAACACAGTCAAAGATTTCATTGACAAGAATTCTGACGGATTACTTTGGGTAGGCATCAGTACAACTTTTTTATCAATCAAATCCACAGCACTTGATCATTATAGGCAACTATGGCACGAATCATCTGACAAGTTTATCGATCTTAGCATTCTTAATGCTAGTACTTATATTAAAAATATTGCTACCCAATTGGCCTGGGGAACAGCAGAATTAAATCGATTAAGTGATTACATTGGCGGCCGATTTGATGCACATCTATTAGTTGGTGGTACCTGGGTAAGTCATGTCAAGAATGGTGGACTTGGAGACAATAACCCAAACATACATCTGATTACCGGTCATGCTGAGGATTATATCGTTGAATTTACACAATCTTTAAAAAGTAAAACTAACATTCCCAGACCCTATGAAGGTGAAAAGGATTTTAAATCAAGCACAATCTTATACAATGAATCCGATCATATCACATCAGACGAATGGTTAGCATTGGAGATCAGCCGAGGCTGTGCGTTTAAATGTGCTTATTGTACATATGATCACAAGGGTAAGACAGACACGACCAAATACACCAAAACTCTCAGAGAAGAATTGATCAGAAACTATGAGTTATTTGGAGTCACTAAGTATCATCTATTAGATGATCTATACAACGACAGTGACGATAAAATTAAAATATTATATGATGAAGTTTGGTCAAAATTACCATTTACACCAGAATGGATAAGTTATCTACGATTAGATCTCATATGGTCAAATCCAGAAAGTGCTGAATGGTTAAAAGCATCAGGTTGTAAACTTGGATGCTTTGGTATTGAAACCATGCACGACAAGGCCGGAAGATTTGTAGGCAAAGGTCTTGGGAGAGAAAGAATCGTTGAAACCTTGGAACATTTAAAAGCAGTTTGGAAAGACGATGTTCTGATAAATGCTCTGATGATTGCTGGACTACCATGGGAACCATATGATAGTATCGTTGAAACAATGGATTGGTTAAAATCTACAGATCTTGTTCATAGTTACAAGTATAGTGCGTTGTGGGTGACACCCCCTGAACATAAACCATTTGTGATGAAAATTAACGCTATGAGTAATGACTACGAAAAATATCAATTATCCTGGAGTCCAGATGGATGGGTTAATAATGTCGGAGTTACATTTAAGCAAGTTGCTGAATTGGTGGAAAAAGATGACAAGGAATCATTCGCCAATTGGTATCCGCCAGATCTGATAGAATATCCCGAACTAAGAACCATGGGATTTGATCATGACATGTTAGCTGATAAATCACAAAATCATCAAATTATTAAATCTATTGCAGAAGGGCAATACCCAATCAATGGATATATTAATCAAAGGTTATCTAGAATCTTAGATTAATATTTTTTTGGAGGAAGTTGTTGGCTTTGTAGTTTCTTGCGCCAACGTGCTTTGGCGGCTGATTTTTTACGCTTTCTTACACTGGTCGGTTTTTCGTAGAATTCCTTGGCACGTAGGTCATTTAAAAGTCCAATGTTTTGTATGTTTTTCTTAAACTTACGTAGAGCTTGTTCTACATTGTCATTTTTAACATAAACAATTGATCCTTTTATTATCGGTGGTTCGTATGCCATTTATTCTCCAAAAATTATCTGAGTATATTATTTAGTATCAATGTCTTCAAAATATTTGATTACATCCTTGCTAACTATTCTATCACAACTTGTAATGTTAACATAACTTTCCTGATTAATCAAGACCTTATCCATCAGATGGTTTACCGAATTTAACCACTCTAAATCCCCTATGTCGTTTCGATAAAGATAAACATCAAAATCTTTTTGGCTGGTCTTACAAAATAGGGCCACTCGTTCGATATCTTCAACGTCAAAGTCTATTAGCATCACAGTGTGGTTTGTGGATTTCTCCACAGAGCTAGGATATGTGATAAATCTGCTGTTAAATTGTTCCATTTCTTAATCTTTCAATCTGTTCCGATTCGGTTGGTGTAAGCAATTCTGTGTCATACTCACCCTTGGCTACTCTTTCGGCCAGGTGTTTAATGTATTCTATATCATAAGCATAACTGTCTGCAGAGATTTTGTCAACCTCTATCCATTTCTTTTCATTCCACTTGAATAGTTTACTAGGTAGCATATCAACTCTTAGGAACATGTCGCCTTTGCCCGGCATATCTGGAAATTTAGTGCCAAACCCGGCATTTGGTGGTGTTTCTTCTTCAGCGTGTATGCTTAGATCTGGAATTACTATCTGCTCTTGCCCAGCAACACGTTTTGGAACAGGTTGAGGTTCCTCACCTGGTTTGAACACTTCAATAAGGTTACCTGTATGGTCCTTGACTTCTATCTTATTAACTTCTCTGAAATTATTGATTATATCATTTTGTTTTTCAATACGCTCAACTGCCTGATTATATTTGTCTTTGAGTTTGTCGTACTGATCTTGCAAAAAGTTTATTTTGTCAGTATTCTCATACCAATCAACTTGAACTTTTGGTTTTTTCTCTAGCTGATCAAGTGCCCACTCTAACTTTTGTAGAGCAGTTCTATACTTGGACCAAAGAGACTCAACAGTTTTTTTAGCCTTATATTCCGCCATTATTTGCTAATTTTTCTTCGACTCTCTTTTCTAAATCGACAATGTCACTTGGGGTAGAAAAATCAACATCAAGTTCGCTACGCAGTGCTTCATTTTCATCGAGAGTGGTAATTAATTGATTTAGGGTAGTTCTATACTTTGCCCATATACCGTCTATTGCATCTTGTGGTTTTGCCATCTTATTTCTCCAATTTAGTTTCTACAGTTTGTTCAAGCCGTTGAATGTCTTCAGGGGGTGTGTCATCTACCTCTGCGTCAACTTCAATCACTCGTTCAATTACTTTTGTCTTGCCATCTTTAACCGCAGTACCAGCATAACGGAATGCGTACTGGCTGGCTATCAGCAGTCCGACG